TGCCACCGATTTCTTCGTTGGCACTGGTGACGTCTTCGGTCTTCCGATCCGTGCGGACAGCCGTAACTACGTGCTGACCGCTTGGGGTGGCGCGTTTGTCACAACCGGCACGTTTACAGCAGCTGTTACGACAAGCCCTGCTACGACAACCACTGGCGACGTTCGCGGAACTTTTGCTCCCGCTGACGCTGCTGATGGCACGAAGCGCCTGACGCTCTGGGTGTTTGTCCTTGATGACGATACTCAGACTGGCCTTTACGGCGTCACTCAAGCCTAATGATTGGGGCGGCCTTCGGGTCGCCCCAGTTATATGGAGACCGGGATGCGCGCGAAGAAAGACTTTCAGTTCAAGGCTAAGCATAAGAACCCGAAGGGCGGTCTCAACGAGGCTGGCCGGAAGGCTTATAACGCTGCCACTGGGAGCAATCTGAAGCGTCCGCAGCCGGAAGGTGGTTCGCGTCGCGATAGCTACTGCGCCCGCTCCGCTGGCCAGATGAAGATGTTTCCGAAGGCTGCTAAGGATCCTAACTCTCGGCTGCGGCTCGCCCGCAAAGCGTGGAACTGCTGACATGCGTGGCAAGAAAAACTTCATCGCCGAAGCCATCAAAAAGCCCGGCGCACTCCGCAAACAACTCGGGGCGAAGGCTGGTAAGCCGATCCCTGCAGGCAAGCTCGAAGCCGCCGCAAAAGCGCCCGGTAAGCTGGGTCAGCGCGCTCGCTTTGCCATGACACTTAAAGGAATGAAATAATGGCTGATGCAGTAACCTCTCAGACGCTGGTCGATAATCAGACAACCGCTGTTATGCTGTTCACAAACATTTCAGATGCTACGGGCGAATCGCTCGTGACCAAGGTTAACGTCGCTAACCTCGCAGCCAACGCTCTTGGCCAAGCCTGCACGGGCGTGAGTGTTCAAAAAATTCACACGGCATGTCACGGGATGGAGTTTCGTCTTTTCTGGGGTGCGACCAGTAACGTGTTTTTCTTTGGATCGGCCCAGAATAATCAAGCAACATTCGACTTGTCAAATTTCGGCGGTCTTCGCAACAACGCTGGCGCTGGGAAAACCGGGAATATTTTGCTAAGTACTGCTGACGCATCTTCTGGCGATACTTACACGCTCATCCTTGAGATGACGAAATACTACAACTGAGGGAGCTTATCATGATCACTCGCGCATATCAGAACGCCAAGGGCGAACGTCAGGAAGTGGCGATGACCGCTGCTGAGTGGGAAGCCCTGACGGACGAGCAGCTGCAGGACATGCTGGGCTTCAAGGCGCCTGCCCCCGCTCCGGCTCCGGTCAAGGCTGCCAAGGCTGCCAAGGCGGCTCCGGTCGTCGAAGCCGAGCCGGAAGCCAAGGTCGAGTAATGCGTGGCCGCAAACAATCGCGTGTGAACGAGGCCGGGAACTACACCAAGCCCGGCCTCCGCGAGCGTTTGTTTAACAGCATCAAGGGCCGAGAGACCCACGGCACCAAGGCGGGGCAGTGGTCCGCGCGCAAGGCGCAGCTTTTGGCCAAGGAATACAAAGCCAAAGGCGGCGGCTATGCCGATTAGAAAGCCCCAGCAGTCTCTCAAGGACTGGACCGATCAGAAATGGACCACGAAGTCGGGCAAGCCGTCGAGCAAGACTGGCGAGCGTTATCTCCCTGCGGCGGCGATTAAGTCGCTGACGTCGGGCGAATATGCTGCTACGACTAAGGCCAAGCGCGAAGGCAAAAAGGCCGGTAAGCAGTTTGTCGCTCAGCCGAAGGCCATCGCTAAAAAGGCGGCGAGGTTTCGATGACCACGAGCGGAACATATAATTTCGGCACGACCGAACAGATCGATATCATCACGGAAGCCTACGAGCGCGTGGGGCGGAACCCTTCGTCGCTGGCTTCCAACGACATCGACAGCGCCCGTCGCTCAATTAACTACATGTTCTCCGACTGGGCGAACAACGGCCCGAACCTGTGGGCCGTGGATCTGCAGTCGATTGTGCTCACTCCGGGCACGCTCTACTACGATCTGCAGCCACGCACGGTCTCGCTGCTTCAGGTCTATACGCGCACGATGTCAGGCGCTCAGGCCACTGACCTTATGATGTCGCCGATCAGCCGCGCTGAATACGATGCCATCCCGAATAAGGCGCAGCTGGGTCAGCGCCCGTTCCAGTATTATTTTGAGCGCACGATCACGCCACGCATCTACATCTGGCAGGCGCCGCAGAGCGCAGGCGTCACGCTCTTCTATCACCGCATGAAGATCCAAGAGGACGCAGGCGCATTCACGGATAGCATGGACGCTCCGAACCGCTGGATGGAAGCCATTGCCGCCGGACTGGCTGCGAAGCTGTCCGTTAAGTTTGCGCCTGATCGCCTATCGTTCCTGCAGGAACTTGCTGACGGCGCCTACGCTCGTGCCGCTGCCGAAGATCGTGAGCGCGTTCCGCTTCGCATCACCATTGATCCCACCGGAGGCTACTGATGCAGTACGCATATGGACGGGGAAAGAAGCATCGGACTGGGCCCGAGTTCGACGCGAAGAATCCGAGAGCTATTGCGATATGCGATGGCTGCGGCTTCCTCGTGCAGCACACCCACCTTCGGGAGAAGAAAGACTATCGCGGCGGCTCGACTCCGGTGGGTCTGAAACTCTACGTCTGCGCCTCGTGCGACGACGTTCCGCAGCCGTATTTCAGCCGCTTGCTCCTGCGTCCCGATCCTGTCCCAGTGAGGAACCCGCGTCCCGACTCTCAGGACGCACAGACGGATGCTCAGGAAGTCGCTGCTAACGCTTTCTCGCTTTACCTGAATCAGCTATACGGATTGGCATAATGGCTAACGTAAAGATCCCTGACCTTACAGCAGCCACCACCCCGCTCGCGGGGACCGAACTGCTGGAGATCGTCCAGAGCAGCTTCAGCCGCAAGGTGGCAGCCTCTGACATTGCGGCGACGGCAACGAACGTCCGCACTGTCGCCACGGGTGGTACCGGCGCGGCAACGCTCACAGGGTACGTCAAGGGCAACGGCACGTCCGCGTTTACGGCGGCTGCAACTGTGCCATACGCCGATCTGGCAGGGCGCGCGTTTGCTCAGCCGTCTAGCTCTGTGGATCAGACTGGGAACGTTGCGGCGGCAACCGCTGTGACGTTTAATACTGACCTGACCGGTACGGGCATCAGCGTCGTTGCCAGCACGCAGATTACGTTTGCTGTCGCTGGCACGTACATGCTTTCGCCGTCAATTCAGTTTAAAAACACCGACGCTGCCGATCACGACGCAACCGTCTGGTTCCGCAAAAATGGTACCAATATTGCGAACTCGGCCACAATTGTGAACGTTCCAAAAGCCACTGACGGCGGTGCCACCTTCTTCAGCCTAAGCTTTTTTGACACTGTCACGGCTGGCCAATACATTGAAATCATGTGGCTGCCGGAAGATGTTGACGTAACGATTGATTTTACCGCAGCCGGCGCCATCGCGCCTGCAATCCCATCCATTATCTGCCCCGCCATGCGGATTGCCTGATGATTGAGGAGCTTATCTCTCGCGTGTTTTACGCACGCAATCTGGCGCACTTCGAGCATTGGCGCGCCAAGGGTGAGGGCAGTTATGCCAAGCACATAGCTCTGGGCGAATTCTATGACGGCGTGATCGACACCATCGATCCGCTGGTCGAGGCGTATCAGGGCGCATTCGATCTCATTAAAGCAATCCCGGCTCCTGAGCAGACCATGAGCGACAGCCTGAAGTGCCTAGAGGCCGACGCTAAGTGGATCGAGGCGAATCACGAAAAGATCTCCAAGGGCAATCGCGCCGTTGGGAATCTGATCGACACCCTCACGGCGGTGTATCTCTCGGCCATCTACAAGCTGCGGAACTTGCGATAATGATGGTCGACATCAACACAATCGTAACCGTACTGACATTTGTTGGTGGTTTGATCGGTGTATGGACGACGCTGAGCAACCGGCTGACGAAGCTGGAGACGCGTCTGCAGTTTGGCGATGAGCGCTTTCAGTTGATCGATCGCCGGTTTGATGAAATGATCACTCACCTGAGGCGCATTGAAGATCGTCTGCAGCAGGTGGCTGACCGACCACTTAACTGAAGGGGAGCCCTGTGAGCTTCTGGGATCGCTTCGAAAGTAGCCGCGAGGGCATTGAGGACACGATTGAGTTCACGATCCGCACGGCGGTCATGACGCTTGCGGCGGTCATCCTCGTCGTCGTCATCGCGATGGTCGCTGGCATGTTCGTCTCAAACGAGATTGTGAGCAGCGAGAAGGTCTTCGAGATCATCGGCCCTGCGTTCAACACCATCGTCGGTGCGTTCGTCGGCCTGCTGGGCGGCCTGAGCCTCAACGCCAATGCGCGTGATAAGAAACCGGAAGAGCCCGCTCCAGTCGAGCCTGAGCCTCTGCCGGCGCCTGAGCCTGAGCCTATGGCTGCTGCGCCGGAGCCTGAGGCCGACGAAGACGACGACGACATGGCCCCGTGGGAGAAGTATCGCAACGACCTGCGCTATGACGCCAACGGCGACGGC